GCTTCTATTGGGCAAGTAGCAAGCTCTGCGGCTTTGGCAAAAATTGGAACGGATGAATTGTTTACAAGTATAGCCGTCCTTACTAAAAATGGTATAAAAACCCCGGAAGCAATTACAGAAATAAATGCAGTTTTAACAGCCATAGCAAAACAAACTGATCAGTCGAAACAAGAAGCAAATGCTTTGGGAGTTGACTTTAGTGAAGCGCACATGAAAGCCGTTGGCATGGGAAGATTTTTGGCAGAAATAAAGGATAAAGTTGGAGACGACGGAAATGCGATAATTAAATTATTTGGACGCGTAGAAGCTGCTAATGGATTCAAGATTTTGACCAAAGATATGACAGACTATCAGAGGATTCTTGACAGAGTAACAAATAGTGCAGGGGCTACACAACAGGCATATGAAAAAACAAAGACACCGGCAGAACAGGCCGCAATTGCACTGCAACAACTAAAAATAGCTGGCATGGAACTTAGCCAAGGCCTGACACCGCTGCTGAAGTCAACAACGGTATTAATGAAACAACTTGCTGCGTGGCTTAATTCATTAACAGATGGACAACGCGATATGCTGGCATATACAGCAAGAAACATAGTGATTTTTGTTATATTGACTGGAGTCCTTGGACGAGTTATCAGCAGCGTAGGTAAGGCGGTAACTGCATTTGGAAAAATGGCAGCATTTGCTAAAACAAATGGTGGTTGGATAGGTGGGTTAACAAAAAAATTTCCGCTAATAACATCAGTTGTGGGAAAAATACCTAGTAAAGTAAGACTAGCGATGACAGGAATAAGAAGTGCACTTACTTCAATCGGACAGCCACTAGCAATGTTTAATGCAAGTATATTAAAAGCTTTTCGCAGTCCGTTACAGACTATCAGTAAATTAAAAATAGGCATAGGGAATATAACAAGCTCGATAATTAGAACATTTGGAAGCATACCAGCAAGATTAAGGCTTCTAGGAAGTAGCGTTGGAAATGTCATTAACGGAGTTATATCACATGCAGGGAGGCTGGCCTCGATAATTGTATCTACGGTAAAAAATCCTATGATGATAGCACATAAGGCGATGGGATTATTAAAAAGCGGTATATTGTCGGTAGCTAGGGCAATGACTGGGAATTTAGTGGGTGCGTTACGAGCGATTAGTATTGCGCTGCGTGGCTTATTTTTAAATCCGATAGGAATAGCAATTATGATTATTATATTACTTGCTGTTGCAATATATACGAATTGGGATAAAATAAAAAGTTTCTTGGTAAGCACGTTTAGTGCGATAGGTGCACGCCTACGAAACATGGCAGAAACATTTAAAGAAAAGTTTGCAGGAATTTATGACAAAGCCAGCACTGTTTTTAAGCGTTTGGTTGCGTTACTTTCAATGATATGGGGAAAAATAGAGAATATATTTGGTAAAGGTGGCGGAACTATAGCAACCACAATAAATTTTATTGGGAAAGTTATAGGAACCGGCTTTGAAGTAATGCTAAATATTGGGTTAAATATCATAGAAACGTTTTTGAACGCTATCGTTATTGTTATAAATGGTGTATTGGATGTGTTTAACGGTATAATAACCTTTTTAACAGGTGTGTTTTCAGGAAATTGGAGTATGGCATGGGAAGGAATCGTTCAAATATTTGAGGGGATTTTCGGAACGATTACTGGTATTTGTGAGACAGTTCTAAGTGGAATAAAATCAAGTATCAATGCAATCATCGGCGGTATAAACAGCATCTCAATTGACATTCCAAAATGGGTGCCGGGGGTGGGCGGACAGAAATATCAGCCAAGTATTCCAATGCTGGCGACAGGAATAGAAAACTGGTCGGGTGGATTAGCAATGATACATGATGCTGGTGCGGAAATTGTAGACCTTCCGCAAGGCGCACGGGTATACCCACACGACAAATCTATTGCTATGGCGTTTAATGCCGGTCGTGAACACCAGGTCATTAAACACGAACAAAAGCTTGCACCTGTGGAAACTACTGGAAACAGGATACAGAACAACAACCAAAAAACAGAAAAAAGCATAAATATAACAATCCCTAAATTTGCTGAACAAATTATCATAAAAGAAACAGTGGACGCACATGAAGTTATGAAATATTTTGCAAGTGAAATTAATAAGGTGGCTGGTAATATGGCATAAGGAGGAAATTAATGAAGATTACAGACGTTTTAAGCGAAATATCAGGAACAATTGGAAATAGCGGATTAACAAAATCACCTATAAAATTTTTTATCAGTAATTCTAATGATAAATTCCAATTGCCGATAGGCCCTCCGGAATTTGAAGTATCCGTAGATCAAAAGCATACAATAATTAATATAAACAACATCGGCGAAGCTTTGATGCTTGGGAAAAGCGGGTTGATGGAAATGACAATAGAAAGTTTTTTTCCTGCGCAAGAATATTATTTTGCTGATGTAATCAATGCAAAACAGCCATATGCATATGTTGAAAAGTTATTAAAATGGAAAGACAGTAATAAACCAATACGAATGAATATAACCGGTACAGGAATAAATAAACCGTTTGTAATTCAGTCATTAGGCTATAAGGAACAAGATGGCACTGGGGACGTTTATTATTCTTTGAAGTTAAAAGAGTATAAGTATTTAACACAAAAATCTAAAGAGCTTGATAATGTTAATGAACTTGAACAACGTGTCGATGAACAAAAGAATTTACTTGATAAAATAACTGTTTATCCGGGAGAAGACATGATAGATGTAGCTCTTAGGGCATATGGGGTAAAAGATTATATAAAACAATATAAAAATTTGGTAAAGTCACCTCTACAAGTTGGCGAAGTATTAACTAAGACATTAAAACGGAGTGGTAAAAATGTTTTTGTTCAAACATGACGACAAAGATATTTCCTCACTGGTTGAACATGTAAACATGTCGGACGATGCTGAACAGGCGGCAAGATCATGCGAATTCACAATTGCATACAATACGAAAGACGAATTGCTTAAAAAAGAAGATATCAAATTGGGAGATATGTTCTATGTTTTTTATCAGGACGAAGCAGAGCAACCCACAACAGAGGAAACAAAAGATACAGCCAGTACTAGCAAACAAATAGAAGTATTTCGCGGGAAAGTATTTTACCGGGAGCGTGACACGTCAAACGTGGTTATGCGCTTCACAGCCTACGACAATTTGATTTATCTTGCGAAGAGCAAAACGACGCGAAAGTTTAAAAATATCACGGTTGCTGACACTATAACGCAGGTCGTGAATGAACTTGGCTTGACACTGGGGGAATTGCCGGAAATTTCCACGGCGGTGGATTTTATCGCAGATACCAAAACCGGCATTGAGATCATAAAACAAGCCCTGGGGTATGAAAAGGCAGCGACTGGGAAAGTGTACAGCCTTGTGATGAATGAAGGGCTGCTGAATGTTGTTTTGAAAGGCACGAAGATTACTGGCGATGATGATTTCAAAATCACAGATGATACGAACCTGGAAAAAACAACATATTCCGAAAGCGTCGAAGACATGGTAAATCAAATCATGATTGTGGACAAAGACGGCAATACATCAAGTTATGTGACCGTTAATGACCAGGTGAGCGCTTACGGGATGATACAGGATGTCTATAAAATCGACGAAAAGCAGAATACACAGACCCAGGCTGGCGCGAAACTGAAAGGAATCACCTACAAGTGCAGTTTGTCGGCAATCGGCGATATTCGTTGTAAATCGGGCTACTGTATCAATGTTAAAGATGAACAATTATACGGAAAATTTTTTATAAAATCAGATCGGCACGAAATAGCCGGTAATGTCCATAAAATGGATTTGGAACTGGAATATGTGGGGGCGGCGGATGATGATAAAAAACAATGATAATCCGGCTGTAAAACTGGTAAAGACGTTTCAAGAAATATCAAAAGGCTGCAATAGTAAAGAAGGATTGCAGGGGATTATATTGGCACCGCCGCCGGACATACGAATTGCCTACAACAATATTGTCCTGGATAAAGACGATGTGTGGATTAATGAAAATCTATTGATTGGCTATACCAGGACAGCGAAAGGACATATTGTAAGTGAAACGCAGCCACGGGGCGGCGGGGGCGGCTATGCCCAATATGAAAGCCATACACATGATATAGATAACGACTATACGGACAGCATAACCTATACGGACACGCTTAAGCCGGGCGACCATGTGGCAATGATGAAGATTGAAGGAACAGGACAGTATTATGTGATGTTTAAGGCGGTGAGATTGTGAGTTTTGATTTCATAACCGGAACGACCAGCAGCGAAACAACAACCAATGCCCTGCCGCTATTTAAAGAATATGCATGGGATTTTGAACATGATTGCTTTTTGTACAAGGATGGACGGCATATTATCGTAACCGGGCGCGATGCGCTGAAAGTATGGATATACAAAGCACTTAAAACGGAACGATACAGATATTTGGCATATGACGGCGCTTACGGGGTAGAGTTGGAACAGTTCCAGGGGAAACGCCCGAATGACGATGAAGCCGCGTCGGAAATAAAGCGATATGTCGAAGAAGCATTGCTCGTAAACCCGTATATTGAAGAACTGACGGACGTATCCTGGACAAATGAAGCCGACATATTGGAAATGACAATAACGGTGAAATCCGTGTATGGGGAGGTGACACAGAGTGTTTGAAGCACAGACCCGCGAAACAATAGTGATGCGGTTGAAAAATAATTTAAAAACAACATTGGGCAGTGAAATTTCTACGATTGCAGGGACATTTGAAAGCGATAATATCCAGGCAAATTCCTATGAGTTTGAAAAAAATTACGCCGAAATGGAATTGATTATTGAAGCGGCATTCGCTGATACCAGCTGGGACAAATATTTGACGATGCGGGCGGCTGAAATGGGAGTAATCAGAAAAGAAGCCGTCAAAGCAATCGGAAAGATAAAAGTGACCGGGACGGCTGGTGCGAAAGTAATCAAAGGCAGCCTTTTTGCCACGGCTGACGGTACCAATTTTTACACAACAGCGGACGCGGTGCTTGGCGCAGATAAAGCGGCTAAAATAGCAATTGAAGCGCAAAACGCCGGGAATGCTGGAAATGTAAAGGAAAACACAATAGTAAAAATCCCTATGAGCATACCAGGCGTTCACGAAGTGACAAACGATGCCGTGACATATGACGGGTTTGATCAAGAAACGGACAACGATTTGAAAAGCCGGTATTTTTTGAAGGTGAGAACACCGGCGACCAGCGGCAATAAAAACCATTATAAACAATGGGCGATGGCGGTCGCTGGCGTGGGAAATGCAAAAGTATTTTCGACATGGAATGGAGCAAACACAGTAAAGGTGGTTATTGTGGATGCAAATAACGGAACCGCCAGCGATGAATTGATAAAGAAGTGCTTTGACTACATCGAAGAACAGCGGCCTATTGGTGCGATCGTGACAGTGACAACAGCCCAGCCGAAGACTGTGAAGGTTTCAGCGAAGATTGCCGGTACACTGGATGCGGAAGAATTGAAAGCGAAGATAAGCACATATTTCAAGACATTTGGCTTTGATAGTGGTTATGTATCCATTGCGAAAATCGGGGCGTATATCATTTCTTGCGCTAATGTAAATGACTACGACAATTTAAAATTGAATGGAGCAGAAGAAAACGTCAAACTTGATGTTGAAGAATTGCCGGTACTGGGGGAGATCGTGAATGATTCGTAATAACGAAGTAAATATTTTACGATACCTGCCGGAATACCTGGCAAAGGACGAAGCATTTAAAGCGGTTGCTGACGTTGAAAGCGCCGAACATGAAACTATAAGAATTGACCTGCAAGATTTACTGAACCAAATGTTTGTCGATACGGCGACGTGGGGATTGTCGGCATGGGAACGGGTATTTCAGACAAGCCCGCCGGTGAATGCAGATTATGCAGTGCGCCGGTCATTGCTTAAAGCAAAAATGCTGGGGCTTGGGACGATGACCCGTAAACAAATGGAACAACTGATAAACCAGTTCGTAGACAATCACGACGCGTATGTTGTGGAAAATGTGAAACCAGGATACTTTCAGATCGTATTGCCGTCGAATGTGACATGGGTACGTGCTATGCGGGATGCGGTAGAAGAAATGAAACCGGCGCATTTGGCATATTACATTTTGTACACGATTTTCGGGGAATTGGTCGAAAAAGTTGAAATGCAGGAGCAATTCAAAGCAGAAATATCCTTTTCCTTGCATGATGAAGTGCAATGGAAAGGGCGAAGGCTGGACGGTAGCTGGACGCTATGCGATGTATCCAAGTTGGATACGACGTGGCGACTGGATGGAAGCCGCCGGTTAGATCATAGAATATCTTCGCCACCAGGCGTTTACCTTGATTCAAATGTAGACCGGCTGGGAGTTTTAAATATAGGAATTGCCGGAATGAATGAAAAAATAACGGCGATGGTAAAACTGAATGGGCGGCAGCGGTTGGATGGAGATTTCTTGCTGGGGCGGAACGCCGCGCCAATTGATGATGGCGGCGAACTGGAAATAAGAAGGTTGCACCGACTGGATGGAAAATGGCGACTGGATGGCGGAAATAAAAACATCTTAGACGGTTCTATACCGCTGGATGGCAGGGCAACGCTGTACGCGCGGGGGAATAGGCTGGGCATACAAACCTATACAGACCGATTGGATGGCGGCTTAACGCTGACAACGATAAAGAAATTAAATCCTAGCTACTTGCTGCACCCGGCATTTTTGGACACCGTAGAAGCAAAAGAAGCGTTTTCGGTTGTAATCAGCCGGACGGTAGAAATTCACGAAAAAGCAGAATCGGCTTTTTCAATGGATGGACATTGGCGGTTAGATGGCGGCCTACTGCTCGGTAAAAACGACATAGTGATTGATCGTGGCGGGAATTTTGAAACAGCTACAGCAAAGCGGCTGGATGGGACATGGGCAATTGACGGCGGCGATGTAAACAAAATAGACGGTACCAGGTTGCTGAATGGTGCGGTAAACCTTGATGGGGGAGGAAATAAAATTGAAGTTAAAAGAAAAAATGAACAGCTATAAAGGCACATTGACGCTGTTTGTTAGGAAAAACGGGAAGATCATTGAGGAAATCAAGGAACACAATTTAATTGTAGACAGCGGGAAACTAAGGCTTGCGCAATTGCTTGCCGGGGTAAGCACGGCGGCAATTAAATATGTGGGAATCGGTAGCGGAGAAGACCAGGCGCTTGCCACGGACACGCAGCTGAAAGACCAGCAGCTTATTCCTATCACGAACGCCAGCATTATAGGCACGACGGCACATTTTGATTTCTTTATTGGAACCGGCGTGGCTGACGGTGCAATCATCCATGAATTCGGTTTGTTCTGTGCGGATGAAACGATGTTTTCACACCGCGTCCGCACGGGGAAAATAGAAAAAGAATCCGATATGGAAATCAAGGGATACTGGGAAATCGAAATTTAAGGAGGAATAAAATTGAGTGACGAAAATCTGAAAGAAACAACAGAGTATACCGAAGGAATTTACCAGCTAAAAACAAATGATTTGGCAGAAGGTGGCGAAAATGGTGTATTGAATACACCGCTTAGACAACTTGCCAACCGGACGAATTTTTTAAAACAGCGCGCCAACGAAATTGAAGCGAAAATACCGGGAACAGAATCGTTTGATAGGATTTATCAGCAGATCGCCAGCCTGGACGTGTCAAAAATAGAAAAACGGACTGATCACCTGGAAAGAATCACCGGGGATTTGATGCTGGTATTGGATGCAAATTTAATGTACCCGGATGCAGATGCTATCCTGGTTGAAAATTTTGACGACCCGGACAAAGTTGATTTGGCGGAAGTGCAAGTTACATCGGTAATTTCCGGCGACGACAGCATTGACGTTGTTGATGCGGCAAACCTTGTGATTGGAGCAAATTACATTTTGACCGACGGGGAAAACCAGGAAGCAGCACAAATAAAATCAATCAATGTATCCGGGACGACACACCGCATTATGTTTGAAACGCCGGTAATCAACCAGTACGATGCCAGCCGGACGAAACTGTATAGATCATCTATAGCGGTTTACAATGGGCGGGCGTATGGTGGCGGCAGCATAAAAACGGATGTGTATTCGCCAGGAATTGACTGGAAAGGGTCGACGGATTCAAAAGACGTAGTGGCGGCAGCGACGGCGGCATTCACAAACGAAAGCGATTATGAATTGACAGGCGTTGTATTCAGTGATGGTAAAGCAGTATTGGGCGGTCAAGCAATCGGGATTGCGCTTGTTAAGACCGGCGGTGGCGCTGGGACATGGGCGCAGGTAAATGCGGAAGGGGATAATTTATAATGACGACAAATTTTGATACGATTTACCCTTGGGCGGGGATGCAGGCTGTGACGGTTGATGGACAATCAATGATGTATGTACCTAAATTTTATTATAAAATTGGGACGGCACCGACGGGGAGCCAACAGGCCGGAAATAAATGCAAATGGATTAGTGACAGAAAACTGAATGGGTATGTAGTTCACCCGGCCTTTATGAAAGATGGTGTAGAAAAAGCCGGATTTTATGTAGGTGCATATGAATGCTGTGCAGACCCGACCAATGGAAATAAGGCGGGAAGTCTTATTGGAAAATCACCATTGGTAAATATTGATTTTCCGACGATGGTAGCACGTTGCGCCGCAAGAAATACAGGAACCGGCGAACAGGCCGGGTGGCATTTGTGGAATATTTACGAATTGGCAGCCATTCAAACACTGGCACTGATCGAACTGGGAACGCCGGATGTACAAACAAAAATTGCCGCCGGGAATGTAAACAGTAGCGCAGCAGTGGCGACCGGAAGCACCGCCGCGAAGTATCGCGGAATCAGCGAACTATGGGGCAATGTGTGGCACATGGTTGACGGCCTTAAGGGCGATGGTACCACGATTAAAATGCTTGATAGAGAAGGCAAAAACACGTATATCAATACAGGCGTGGCGGCAAACACTGGCAGTGGGTACACAAAAGAAATGTTCACGAATGTCGGAACCGGCTTTGATTTCAACGATGTTTATGTTCCTTCCGTGGTAGACGGAACAGCAACAAACGGCACGTATGGCGATTATTACTGGGCAGCAACTACAAACTTTGTTTGCTATCACGGTGGCAGCTGGGACTACGGGGCTATGAGCGGTCTGTTCACGTTGTACTTGAACAGTGTTTCGGGCCACTACGGCGCGAACATCGGCGGTCGCCTGGCAAAATACGTCGACTGATAACTGTAAACTGAAATTCTGATATGCCGCGCGGTAGCGCGGTATTTTCTTTGTGTGGTGAGATCATGGCAATTGAAGGACTAAAATTATTAACAAAAATTGAAGAAGTAGAACACTACAGCCATATAGCGATGCAGCAATTCCCTAAAAGCGAAAAATATGCTTTGGCGCTGCAAATACGGGAAACATTATCTGAAATCGTCCACATAACCATACGATGTGCAAAACGGTATTACAAAAAGACGACATTACAAGATTTGGATATCGAAATTGAATATTTAAGAACACTGATAAGAAAAAGCTATGCACTTAAATATATAAATTGTCACAAATATGAGGTTTGGAGTTTTCAAGTAAATGAAATTGGGAAAATAACTGGTGGCTGGATTAAGAGTGTGAACTAAAAATATTGGGCTAGATTTTAGATACGGTGGCAACTGGGACAACGGGGCTATGAACGGTCTGTTCACGTTGAACTTGAACAATGTTTCGGGCAACTACAACACGAACATCGGCGGTCGCCTGGCAATTTACAGTTTTGCTAGAAGTTTGACTTCTTACGGGAAGCAATCCAATGCAGGTAATTTGGGAGTCTAGTCCATCCTGAAAGGGAAAACATAAAAATAAAGGGCGCGCCGTGAGTATGGATATCATAAAGCGGCACGCGAAAATATTTAGGTGCGATATGCCAAAAACATATAATCATTTATTCGAAGAAATCGTAAGTTTCCCAAATTTGCTGGCGGCATATTTTGAAGCCAGGCGCGGGAAAATGAATTGCGTTTCGATTATGAAAATCAATAGAAATTATGAAGATGCGATTTTCACATTGCAAAAGGAGTTGAAGGAAAAAACATGGGAGCCAGGACAGTACAGGGATTTCTTGTGCGTAACCGAAGTGAAACGGCGCTTAATAAACGCCCCAGCATTTAGGGATAGAATCGTTCATCATGCCATAGCAAAGGTCGTGCGCCCACTGTTTGAGCGAAAATATATTTTTGATAGCTATGCAACTATAAAAAATAAAGGAACTCATAAAGCAGTTTACAGGGTGCAGGAATTTTTAAAACGTGCCGCACGTCATGGCGAAAAAGTCTATGTACTGCAATGTGACATAAGCAAGTATTACCCGTCCATAGATCATGACGTATTGATTGAGCAAATCGAAAGAACGGTTCGCGATAAAGAGGTTGTGGAACTTTGGCGAAAGATTCTTGATGGATTCAGCAATACCGGCAAGGGGTTGCCGATAGGTTCATTGACTTCGCAACTTGCCGCAAATATATACCTTAATGTATTAGATCATTTCGTAAAGGAATGTATGCAAATAAAATACTATGTTAGGTATATGGATGATTTTGTTTTGATTGGTAATTCGAAGGAAGAATTATGGAAAAACCTTGCGGATATTAAATGGCTGGTTGAAGGGACTTTAAAACTGAAGCTAAACAGGAAAACAAAAATATATCCAGCATCCAGGGGCGTGGACTTTGCTGGATATAGAACATTTACAAACCACATATTGCCGCGAAAAAGAAATATCAAAGCCGCTAAAAAGCGGTTTAAAGATTTGAGTTATAAATACAAAAACGGAAGGATTGATTTAAAAAGCGTAAAGCAGCGGGTAGTATCGTTTCTTGGCTATGTAAAGCATTGTCAAGCCAAAAGGACAACCATATCCACATTGAAGTGGTTAAGATTAAGGGGGAAAAATTAAATGTTAAAAACAGGATTGATGAAAACGACGGTTGTGAGCCGTGCGGATACCAGCCAACTGACTACTGCGACCGGGTTTGCAATAACAGCGAGTGAACCGACGGGGACGGCGGTAAGATTCCTTGTGAAAACAGGCAGCACATGGAAAAAATATGATGCCACAAAGGGCGATTGGGTTGACGTTACCACCCAGGCATTGACTTCGACCAGCGTATTGAATGAGGGAAATAAAACGTCTGAACTGGCGGCGGTTCCTTCTGCAAAAATGGTGGCATTCATCAATACGAATGTCGATTGGGCAATTGGATTTAGCATGGACGAAACGGCAACCGTCCCGCCAAACATCGACCCGCCGCAAGTTGTCGGAAAGACGGGGAGCGAAGTTCATGAAAAAACATTCGTATCCGACAGCATCACGCTTTCAGATACCAATGAAGCGGTGGAAATTTTATCTGTGAAAGTAAGCAAAACAGAACTTTCCGGCGGGATTGTGACGGTGAATGGTTCAATCCAAGGCGAAAACGGGTCGTGGAGTGGTTGGCAGGAAATCAATAGCTATATAACAACCCCGGCAACGAAAGCAAAGGCAATAAAATTGCAAACAATCGTGTATGCGGCGACCATCGGAACGTCCGAAGCAAATTTGGCGACCGTGGAAATTAAACACAGAACAGATAATGTGGCGGTGTTCGCGGAAGGAAATGGCTATTGCGTAACCAAGACATTGACGTTGACCCGCGAAATGAGCCGGGCACATTTGATGGTGAAACGTCCGGTTGTGCCGGACACGGAAATCAAAGCGTATATTTCATTAAGAGCAAAACCGGTGGAAGTTTCACAGGAAGTTCTTGGCGTTGGGGATGGGCAGCAACATACCTATGTTTTGAAAAATACAAATAAAATAGCCGGGCATACATTTAAGTTGTATTTTGGGGATGCCCAGCAAAAAACGGGGTTTGCTTTTTCCAGCACGGATGGCAAAGTAACATGCACGCCGCCAACCGGACAGTCGGCTGTTGCAGATTATTCGTATAACTGGGAAAAAGAAACATTTATTCCTATGACCTACGATGCGCAGTATGAAGATACATTGAACACGGATTTGGTAAATGATCAATTCAACTATGTCGCTACCGCTGGGACAGACCCCAAAGGGGCGGTGACATCAATAAAAATGGAATTGGTACAGGGCAAAGGGGATGTAAAAGACGAAGTCGTGGGAGTTGGCAACGGATATTTACAATCATTCATCCTGGCGCACAAAGCGAAGGCTGAAACTTTGGTGGTGAAAGCCGACGGCGAAGCAGTAACAACCTTCACATACAAAGAAGCCACCAAAACTTTGTTCGTAACGACGGCAAGCGGGGAAAAGATAACCGCTGATTATTCGTGGGCAGCTGACCCAATTTATATAGATAACTTTACATCAATTTGGAATGAATAAGGGGGATTAAAAAATGGGAATGTCATACGAAAAGCAAAAAACTGCGGGAACCAGCACAAAGGAAAAATTGGACGCAGCATATGAAGCCATTGCAAGCCTATACGAAGCAAATGCAACATTAACGGCTAAAGTAGAAGCATTGACAGCAGCGAATACAGCAGGGGGAGTTGAAACAAAATGACAATTTTAAATTTTATGGTAACAATATATGCAGGGCTGATCGTAAGTGGATTACGGACATTAGAAACTATTCCGGAAATATATAAAGAACCAGTAAAGAAATATATTTCAGGAATGTAAAGCGAGGGAACAAGATGGGTGAGGATGCAGCAAAAAGAATTTATGACAAAATAGACGAAGTGAATAAGAACTTATGGCAGCAAGGGGAACGACTAGCAAGAATTGAAGAAAATGTAAAATTAAATTCAAAACAATGCACTGAACGCAGCGACTGGATGAAAGGTGTTGACGAAAGGATGGATAAACTTGATAAAAAAGCTGCTTATATTGGAGGAGCAAAAGGACTAATAGCGTTATTGATTTCTACTATTGCTGCAATTGGTGTGTGGGCAAGCAAATGAAAAAGAAATTATTGGATTTTTCAAGATGGGCGCAAACAAATTGGCTTGCGCTTATTATTTTTATGGTACTTTTAATGCTTTTGTTCGTTTGCGCAATTATGTTTAGCTGGCTTTTTGGATATTGGTCAAATGCTTTGCGAGGAACAAAGTTTGATCTAAGCTCTTGCTGGTCGGGGATAACGGTTGTTATTACTGGGCTTGGCGGTGTGGCAGCCTTGGCAAAAGCGGCATGGACAAAATATAATACAGACAGTCAGTATAACACGCAACAAGGAAGCTTTTCAGAAAATATTATAAACAAAATTAAGTGAGGAAGAAAAATGAAAAAAGGTATTGACGTCTCTGACAACAACGGTCAAATAAATTGGCAGGCTATTAAAGATTTTAATGACAGCGCTGCTGATGCAGATAAAATAAAATTTGCTATGGTTGCCTGTAGCTATGGTTCTTCCGGACGGCATGACAGATTTGAAGAAAATGTGCAAGCTGCCCATGAACTCGGGTTAAAATGCGGTGCATATCATTATTCATATGCAATAGACAGCGTTCATCCAGCCATGGAAGCTGAAAACTGTCGTAATGCGATAAATGAATCAGGCGTTCTTTTGGAACTGCCTGTCTTCTATGATATGGAAGATGCCGATCACTGGAAAATAGAAAGAGGATGGGAACCTGCTAATCACGATGTAACAGCTTATTGCCGCGATTTTATCAACAATCTTGGCCTTAACTGCGGTGTATATGCATCCTACAGCTGGCTTTCTAATTACATCGACTGGCGCTCATTAGGATGTTCGGTATGGACTGCCGCTTGGGGTAATTCCGACCCACTTCAAGGCTACATGTGGCAATATACCGATAAACTCTATATACCAGGCGCAAGCCGTACAGAATTATTCGATGCTAACATATTATATATGCCGGAATAAACATAAAAGAAAGGTTGATTTAAATGTCTGAAACACAAGGAACTACCACCACAACATTAACTGATATTCAAAAACTTGAAAATGGATCCGCATCACTTAGTGCAATTGATAAAGATTTATTTTATGCAGAAATAAAAGCAATTGATACAAAAAAGTCTGCCCTAGAAACAAAACAAGAAGTACAAAGCTGGTTTATTAAGCATAAACAAGATATAGCAAACGGCGTATTTCTTGTTACCCTGGCTTACATCATATTCAGACTTACTGCATAATTATATGCCCGGCTTTACGGCCGGGCTTTTATCTAAGGGAGAATAAAATGTTTGAAATACTTGAATCGCTAACAAAATACAAAAAAGATATAATTTATATCGTGATTATCCTCATAATTCTTCTTATAGGCTTTTTTCTGTACAAGACAACCCATAAGGCACAAACCACAACAATCGAGTCACAATCGCAGGCAGAAACGCCAGCAGGAATAGAATTAGCCGCTAAAAATGCTCAAATAAAATTGCAGCAAGATCAGCTTACCGACGCAGCTAAACAAATTCAAGAATTTAAAAATAAACCGCCTGAAAAAGTTATTCAGACGGTTGTGAAAGAAGTCCCTACAGTTGTAAAAGAACAGCAAGAAAAATCCGGCGCTGACTTTGCAGCTGTTACAGATAAAGACAATCCTGATCAAGAATATAATTTCAGCAACGCGGATCCAAACGAAGCTGTTAATCTCAATCAGTATAATGTCTTTGCCTATAAAAAAGTATTACGTACTGTATCCTATGCTCCTAGTACATTAAAAGATTGGCAGCCAAAACAAATTGGCGTATCTGTAGCCAAGAAAATAACCAAGGATGGTAAATACCTTGGGGCGGGAATAGATTATAACTTTGATGATAATAAGGCATTAGTGAAAATGGAATATACTTGGTAGTAATAATTACAGTTAGTAAAAAAAGTCGACACTCGAAAATGCCGACTTTTTTTATAGCATAAATTCAAATTTTAAAAAAAATATGCCAACAGATAATAATTATAAACTTAGTTTGCAATCGCTTATAAAAAACCGCTGGATTATCTCCAGCGGTTTATCAGCAATCAGTCATATATTGAAATTCTATCTGCACCACAAATGCACCATTTATACACGGCTTTTCCTGCACCAGTGGCAGAGCTATTGTTATCAGTGGTGCGCCAAGCAGGAGTCGAACCTGCGACACACGGCTTAGAAGGCCGTTGCTCTATCCAACTGAGCTATTGGCGCAAACTTTATTGCTATATCAGCAACAAAAAATATTATATAGTATATTGACTATATTGTCAACCAATTAATCAATATAATTTAAATTAATTTGTTAAACTTCTAATTGGTGCTGGAATTCTTCCACCTCTGGCAATAAAAGCATCAGAGCTAAATTGATTTCTTACCGGAACAATTGGGCAACGTCCTAATAATCCACCAAAATTTGCAACATCGCCAACTTTTTTACCTGGTACAGGAATTATTCTAACAGCAGTTGTTTTATTATTAATCATACCAATAGCTGCTTCATCAGCAATAATAGCTGAAATAGTAGATGCTGATACGTCACCTTCAACGGCAATCATATCAAGACCTACCGAACATACGCATGTCATAGCTTCTAATTTTTCTATACATAAGCTACCCGCTTCAATAGCATTTATCATCCCCGCATCTTCACTTACAGGAATAAATGCACCACTTAAGCCGCCAACATGAGATGATGCCATAAGTCCACCTTTTTTAACTGCATCATTCAAAAGAGCAAGTGCAGCTGTTGTTCCTGGTGCTCCACAGCTTTCAACACCCATTTCTTCTAAAATATGGGCAACACTGTCACCAACTGCTGGTGTAGGTGCTAATGATAAATCTATAATACCAAAAGGCACGCCCAAACGTTTAGATGCTTCCTGAGCAACCAGCTGACCCACACGGGTAATCTTAAATGCTGTTTTCTTAATAGTTGCCGCAACTTCACTAAAGTCAGCACCTTTTAAATCTTCTAATGCATGTTTTACAACACCAGGGCCGCTTACGCCAACACTTACAACTTTTTCAGCTTCACTTACACCATGAAAAGCACCTGCCATAAATGGATTATCACCAGGAGCATTGGAGAACACTACCAGTTTGGCGCAGCCAATAGCCTCACGATCACGTGTAAGCTCAGCTGCTCTTTTTATGACCTCGCCCATTTCACGAACGCAGTCCATATTAATGCCCGCTTTGGTTGATCCTAAATTTACTGATGAACAAACAATATCTGTAGTAGCTAATGCTTGTGGAATAGATTTTATAAGAATTCTATCACCATTGGTATAACCTTTTTCTACTAAAGCAGAAAATCCACCAATAAAATCTATACCGATTTCATGAGCAGCTTTATCCATTGCTTCAGCAATTGGAACATATGTATCTGTTTTGCAGGCTTCTGCAGCAATAGCGATAGGAGTAACTGATACTCGTTTATTTATAATAGGAATACCATACTCGCTCTCGATATCTTTCCCTGTCTTTACTAAGAATTCACCTGATTTTGTTATCTTATCATAGATATTGCGACAAAATTGATCTATGTTAGGATGTGCACAATCACGTAAGCTAATCCCCATGGTAATAGTTCTAACATCGAGTTTGTTTTCCGTAATCATACGGTTTGTTTCCATTATATCGTTGATGGTAATCACTATATTTCCTCCAATTTAGACGTTGTGCATAACATTAAAAATATCCTGATGCTGTACTTTTATATCAAGATTTATTTCAGTGCCTTTTTCTTTTAATGTTTTTTGTAAATCCTGCAACTTAACCTTATCATCAGTCATCTCAACAATCATAACCATGTTAAAAAAACCATCCATAATATTCTGGTTAATATTTAAAATATTAACTTTTTTCTCTGCAAGGATATTACTTACCATAGCAATAATCCCTACTCGGTCTTTGCCAACAATTGTTACTACAAGTTTCATTTAGCCACTACTCCTATTC